GGATCACTCGCATCAATCAAACGAGATAGTTTTGAATATCTAAACACACCGTCAAACTTTTGTAAGTCTGAAGTATTATAAGCAGTAATTGTATTCCTTACAATAGTTTCTAAATCTTGTGAGGTTTTTGTTGTTGCATTTGCATTATATTTAAATGATGTTGTTAAACGAACTGACGTTGTTTCTGGATCAATAATAGTTGGGCGAATAGATGCAATATTATATCTGTCCAAAGCAGTTGTAATAGTATCTTTCTGAGCTTGTGTTAGATTAATACCAGAAGTTGTTTTGATGGAAACAAACACTTGTCCATATCTTGGTGGATCATTATCTTCTCCACCCCAAACTTGAACAGCCTGTGCGTCTGCAAAAACTTGTGGAATAATAACTTTATAATCTTCAGTTGTAACAGCTCTACCTTGAGATGAATAATCTAAGGGAGCATTATATTTAATTGACTGAATAGTTTCTGGTTCTGCACCACCCCCAGCAATTGATGTTGTTGTTATATTATAATCTGTAATTCCACTGAATGCAGTACCACTAAATGTTTTTGCACCATTGGCTGCACCTTTGTTTGTTACGATATATTCCAAGATAATAATATTGCCATCAGTTGGTTTCTTTCCTACAACATCATCACCAAAGTAAACTTCAAACTTTCCATCTTCAATCTCTTGCAAGAAGTACACATTAGATGTTGCAGTAACTTGTGATATATCAGTTGCAAGTGTATAGATAGTTGTTGTCAAATCAGCAGCAGAATTTTGAACAGATACTTTTAGTGTTGTCGTATCGGCACGATCATCAGTAACCAGAAATCTTTTTTCTAAATCAGAATTATCTACCGTATACTTTGCTGTGACAAGAGTTCCTTCATAGATAGGAACATTTTGAAATCTTACAATGTCATTTGTTTTAGTTGTTGTGATATCTTCATTGACAATAAATCCATATGTCGTATCACTAATTTGTGTTGTGAACTTTGTTCCCTTTGGAAGAGTAACACTACCAAGAGTATTTGTGTCGTTGACAAGAATATCAATGTAAGCAACTGGAGCACGAGCAGAACGAGGAGTATAACCTAAAGTCTTTGCATGAGAGACTACTGAAGACCTAAGAGTTGCAGTATCAAGAAACGCTTCGTTGATTGCCATGTTTGCATTCATACCCAAGTAGTGAGTATTGTATGCGAGTAAATCAATAAGTGTGGAAAGTCCAGAACCTTCAAAGTTGTAATCTGAAAACTCTGTCTGATTTTTCATGTATGTCTTTAGGTTGGTTTTGATATCATCAAAGTCCAACTCAGTGACTTGTAATTTTGTTGCCATTTATCTTAGTCTCTCTAAAAATAAGTTTACACTCTGCAACCCACTAGGTGAGTTTACAAGATAGAACTCTATCGTAACTCCATAAGCGTTTCTATCAATGTCTGGGCTTACAATAACACTAATCAGTTCTGCCCTTGGTTCAAAGTTATTAATAACATCCTCAACATATCTTTTAAGAACATCTGCAATCAATGGAGATACTGGTTCAAAAAGAATTGATCTTACATCAGAACCAATCTCTGGATGGAATGGACGCTCATAGAAATTTGTGTTCACAAGATTACGAACACTGCGCTTGACAGCCTCAACATTAGTAAGTTTACTAATATCGCCAGTTATAGGATGTTTAGAGAAGTTCAGATTTATATCTTTATATATCTGAGCATTTCTATCTGAATCATTAGTTAATTCTGCATCTCTAAATGCTGTAGGGTTTGCTGCCATTTAATATCTCCTCAATCTATTTATAACGAAACTTATAGATTGTGGAACTCTCTATTCTTGATATGTTGCTCTTGAATTTCTTCTTTTGATTGACCGTAATATGGAACAGCATGACGTTTCTCAATCATATAGTCGTTGATTGATTTGTCAGCATAGTCTGTGGTTCTCCATAGTTCCCCAAGAATGCGGCCGAACTTTCCTTCTGCATCCTTATATGTTTTGAGAACAATTCCACCATCGTCATCTAACATATCTGTGATGAACTTCTTTGCAGCCAATCCATACTTCTTTTCTTCTAAATCTCTGGTGCGTGATTCTGGTGTGTCGATACCGTACATACGAATTCTTTGTTTCTTCATCCATACACCAAACCCCAAGTCGATATCCACATCAACGGTGTCACCGTCTACGATATGAACTACTTTACATCTATACTCATACATTGTTATCCTCCAGCAAAAACATTTGGTGAACCAGCAGCCACAGAAGTGCAACCACTAATACCATCACCAATTCTTCCGGCTCCTTTGTTGTTTACAAATACTGTTGAAGAACCAGACGCAATAGGAGCAGAATGGCCTGGACAAGGTGCAGGCGGTAAAAGATGACCTGTATTTACATCTCCCTGTCTACTCCAAGGTATTCCGTTTACAAATACGTTACCACTCCCTACTGCTCTGACCATTCCAGAACAGTGAGGAACATCTGCGTCACCAACTCTAGTTGCTGCTGGCATTATCGTGTCTCCCTCTTCATTAATTCTTTTAGTTTATCGTTGTAAGATTCCATTATCTCATGTTGTTCTTCTGTATGTGGTTCTGGAATAACTTCTGGTTCAAATCTTATGAGGTTATCAAATACCATAGGTATATCGTTATAATTTGTATACCTATGAACAACACCATCAATTGTAATATCAAATTCGCCCTTCATTAGTTTAGATCAATCCTTGAAGCATCAACGTCATAGTTACCAGTGATACCCAACGTAGAGTTACCACCAACAGTTTCCGTTTTAAGTCCACCATACACATGAGCGACAACACCAACCACGTTTTCATTCTCAAGTCCAAGAATAGTCTTGGTTCTAAATCCTGTTACCGTAGTAGAGTGGAATGCTGCTATAGCATTTGAACCATACTCTTCCGATACGTCACCCTTTACTACTTCCTTCTTATTACCATCCACTTGAATATTCCAATCTCCCTTGATGTATGTCTTTGCATTACCATCAATCGTTAGATTCACATCTCCCTTTACATTTACAAAGTTGGAGCCTGCGATAATCTCATAGTTCTGTCCTACAACACGAGTGACTTTGTTTCCGTCAGAGTCAATCTCGTAGTATGTTCCGCTTCTATGTTTCTCATAGATACGCTCTGCAAAAGGTGTATCATCATATTCTTTGATATGACCACTTTCTGTTTCAAGAACATGATTATACGGATACTCCGTGTTCCGTCTTTTATATGGGGGAACTCTATCTTCTTGTGTCTCTGGATTCTTTCCAGTTGCATCCTTACCACGAATCGAATCGTCCGTAGTAATTGGTTCTTTCCATGAGGTTGCAGTGAAGTCTATATTAGTTGCTAGTTTATCCGTCCAGTTCGCAGCAGTATCTACAGGCGGATTAGATGTAATAGACATTTTGTCATCTGCATTCTGAAGAATCATTTTCTCGTTTGCGATAGGAACTTCACTAGTGAATGCTTCATCACGTTCCGCTATCTCTGGATGTGCTTCTAGTAAACCAGAAGTTAAACGTGAAGTATCTGCCTTACCATCTCTTGTAGGGTATGGGCCAAAGTCTGGATCTTTTTTATATTTTTCTGCTTGGGGTTCTGGTGCATCTGGTGAATTGGGATCATTGAATCCTTTTGATGGATCTGCGGCTGCGGCTGGAATGCCTGGCATGACACCCATGACAACAGGTTCTTGTAGATAGTCTGGATCACGAAAGAAACCGAATACCCAATCGCTTGGTTTGATGTTATGGAATGCACCAACTTGTGCAGTCGGCGGAAGCATAACATGAGCCCAAGGCAAATCTTGTGTTGGTATCTTTTGCAAGTCATCTGTATGATATCCAAAACAACGAACACGAATACGTCCTAATGCTTTTGGATCATCTCTATCCTCACAAACGCCAATGAACCAAGTAAAACCATCTCGACCCATAAAATATGATAATGTATTTGACATAAAGAAAACCCCTTTACAGTATTTATACCGTAAAGGGGTCAGTAGTCAGAGAGGAGATTGATTTAAACTGTAGCCGGAAGTAGTTCTACATCACTGATAATACTATCGACTTCTTCTTTTGTGAGGAAACCTTTTACGGTATCCCCATCTTCTGTAATAGGTGGAAGCGAGTACGGCGCATCATTACGAGTCAGCATAATTTCAAACAGACCCATACTGCCGCCATACGAACCCTCGTGGCGTACAATAGACAATCCGTATCCATTATCAAAATTCACTTCACCACCATACTCGCTCCCTTTCAAACTTTCATCCTTGAAAAGAAGAAAGTCCGAAACTGTGTATTCTTTTACGTTCTCAAACATTGTAACCTCTTAGTAACAAACAACTTGTGGCATTGGAGTACCTTGACTATTGTAGATAGTACTTGTCCAACACCTTGAAACTTTACCAGTTTTAATAACATCTTGGGTTCTAATGATAACGTGTTTACCATCACCAACTTGTGAGGTAGACTGCGAACCAAAAGTCTGTTCCACTTGTTGAGTAACAATCTGATTAATTATAGCTGTTACGAATGTATCGTTGTTTGTTTGAAACTCAAATGCATTTGCATTACCAATAGTAGTAGCAAACATCATTGTCGCAAATAAAATCTTTTTCATATTCATTCCTCTCTTTATTGACTATACTGTTATTATAACAAATCCACAGCAAATGTCAAGAACTTTTTTCAATTTATTTCTTCAATATAATCAGTGAGTTGTGGACGTTCAATCTCACCACGAGTATAGCGATATCGAAAATCACTAAAAATCTTTTCAAGAATCGGACTACCTTCAGCCATCTGTCGCAATTCCTTCTGACGTTCCATACCACGAGTCCATACAGAATGGTCATCAGAGTAATCGTAGAACCAATCCATCTGTAGACATTCTGCAAAGTACTGTTCGATATTCATCTTAGTCATAAGTCACCTGTGCTGCGTAATCAATCTCATCAAAGATTTTCTCAAGTTCTGCAATCCGTTCACGACACTTTATTTTCGCAAAACCAGTGCCTGGTGTTTTCTTTTTCTTGCGTTCTAGTGTCTTTAGCATATCTGTAAAGTAGACATACTCTTTTTGAATCTTTGTTAGATATTCCATATGTGTCATTATCCAATCTCCATCATACAATATTGTGGGTTCTTAAACTCACCATCAAACATACCCACTTCATCAAAACCATAAAGCGTATATCCGTCAAGTGGATTACCACCTTTTTCATAAACAACCAAATCGCCAATGATTGTTCCCTCAAATGTAGTGATATCAATATCATTGACAATAGTATCACCACCGATTGTTTGAGCCATATCCATTATATTGCCTCCACGAATTTTGCCCATGCGAGGGCGGTTGCTTCTTTTTCAGTGTAACCGATTTCCACGAAATCAGCAATGACTTGTTCGATATAATCCATTATGCAGCTCCTTTGTAACCAAGTTTTTTCATTGCGTCAAGCGGACTAGTTTCTTTTGCAAGGGCCATGTATTGTTCAACAGTAGCGTTCTTGACTAGAAAGTTAATCCAAGTCTTGTAAGGTTTGCGATACTTGAACCGAGCGACAAACGCAGGCTTCAACTTACCTTCCCAACTAGGATGGGCATTTGGATGAACATCCATCATCATCTGGGCGCCATCAAAGTCACCCTTATACATGAGATACATACCATCCCAAGTAAATTCTTCTTTCACAAACTGAGTCATATCGAACCTCTTTCTCTTAACTATACATATACTATACGATGTTATGAGAACAAAGTCAAGAGAAAAATAGCAAAAAATGAAAAAAAGATTCTTAATAGAATCAATCACTTATCAATTAAGTCAGAATATTTTTTAAGTTTTTCACGTTTCTCATTGGCGTAAACACCAATTGACACCGAATCAATACCAAGGTGATTCGCTGTAAGGTTAATCATAAACTGTAGATCACCTAGTTCCTTAGTCAGTTTGGATGTGTCATTACCAAACCTCATAATCTTAGATGCTTCTTGAATAACCTCACCACACTCTTCCATGAGTATCGTGAGGCATTCTTCTTTTCTATTGAGTAGAGGCTTCATCTAGTTCATTCTCCAACTCAGTCTTGAGAGTTTTCAATCGACTATTCATCCATCCAATGGCAGTATTGATATGTCCAGTGTCATGCGGCTGCAATTGACTTTCTGCATATTCAATCTCTTCTTTTAACATCCACAGTTTATCAAACTTCTGCTTCGGTGTTGTCATCTTCTAGTTCCACTTCTTCTTCTTTGTTATTTCCATACTTGAATTCTTTACTTGCGACTTCATCCAATTGAGCCATGACTTCTTCCGTAAAGAACTTTTCTGGATTGTTGTTAATTGTTTTACCAAACGTCTTAGTACCATCAGGCAATTCGATACGAGTAGATACAGACTTAAAGATATCATACTTCAACGCCAAGTCTAGTAGTCCGTAGTAACGATCAAGTCCTTTACTATAGGTTAGACGTACATCAACCATTTTGTTTTCAATCGTCAATCGACTCTTAGCATTCTTACAGTGAACGATATTACCGATCACCTCAGTACCATCCTTCTCTTTCTTCTTAGAGAGATATACGATACTACTTGCAGCA